ATGCGCTGCGGCTATTGCGCCTGCGTGAAAGTCCGGAGAATTCATGAAATGAACCGCTCAACGGATTCGTCCAGTTCGAAATCATTCGGTTTACTTTTGAACCCGGAACACTGCGTCGTTGTTCTCATCGACTACCTCGCCAATTTTTCCGCTGGCCTGCCGGCCGAAGAAGCGCAGCGTTTTACCGAAGTGGTTGGTCTGCTTTTGAAAACAGCAGAAGAGCTTAAAATTCCGACAATCGTCACCGCACGATCAAATCGTGCGCGGAATGATAAACTGATAAACGCATCAGACAGCCATGGCTCGGGGGAAGATGCGATTTGGCGCGAAACAATAAATCCGTGGGCGAATGACTCTTTTCGGGACCATATTCGATCTTGTCAACGCAACCGCTTAATCCTTTGCGGCATGTGGTCAGATGATTCAGTCACCTTCGCCGCACTCAGCGCTTTGGAGGAAGGTTTCGACGTATACCTTGTAGTGGACGCGACGAGAGGGACTTCATTGGATATCCATAACACCGCAATGGCGCGGATGACGCAGATGGGAACTATTCCGATCAGCACACGTCAATTGATTTTGGAGTGGAAGGGAAGCGTCGAATAGTGATTGCAGATACCACTGACGGCGGAAGGAAGGCGGCCGAATGGGCGCCGATCAAGTCACGCTATCGTGTCCAGTCGGCCTCGACCTACCACGCCCGTGCGTGTGGCCCTCAAAGTTGCATCCCCCGGACACCACTTTTCCAAGAGCCGCATGGTCGATCCAAGCGGAGCAAAGACGGGCCAGCCGATGGTTGCTTGGGATGGATAACGTTGGGAAGCCCCGTATTGGGACTTATGCATCGTGCAGGCATGATCCTGCAGATGGAAAACAGCAAATTCACTCCAAATCCTAATGAGACGACTGCGCAAGAACGGAAACTTGCACATCCGATATCGCGCGAAATCGAGAACAGACTCCAAAGTATTGTGAAAGCACTTGCGCGCCAGGCGGCAAGACAGCACTACGCAGAAGCTTGTCTGAGGGCGAAAAAGGATTCAGAATCGAATCATTGAATCCGAGGACATGCCGCATGCCGACCGCAGCCCTTTACGCTCGTTACTCCTCCGACAACCAGCGTGACGCCTCGATAGAGGACCAACTGAGAATCTGTCGCGAGCGCGCGGAGCGCGAAAGGTGGCGCATCGTCGACAGCTACAGCGATCGTTCGATTTCAGGCGCGAGCCTGATCCGGCCAGGTATCCAGGCGCTTCTGCAGGACGCGCAGGCCCGGCGCTTCGATATTGTGCTCGCCGAATCGCTCGACCGCATCTCCCGCGATCAGGAGGATATCGCCGGCGTCTACAAACGCCTCACCTTCGCCGGGGTGCGCATGGTGACGCTCTCCGAAGGCGACATCAGTGAGCTCCATATCGGCCTCAAGGGCACGATGGGGGCGCTGTATCTCAAGGACCTCGCCGACAAGACGCGCAGAGGCTTGCGCGGCCGGGTCGAAGACGGCAAGTCGGGAGGCGGGAATTCTTACGGCTATCGCGTCGTGCGCCGGACCGGCCCCGACGGTGAGCCGGAACGCGGCGAGCGTGAGATCGATCCGGCGGAAGCTGCGATAGTGCGCCGCATCTTCGCCGACTATGCAGCCGGCAAGTCGCCGCGCCAAATCGCCCATGAGCTGAATGCCGAAGGCATTTCCGGTCCCCGCGGCAAGGGATGGGGACCGAGCACGCTATTCGGCAATGTGAAGCGCGCCAACGGCGTGCTCAACAACGAGCTTTACATAGGCAGGCTCGTCTGGAACCGCCAGCGCTTTCTCAAGGATCCGGATACGGGCAAGCGTGTCGCGCGCCCAAACCCTAAAGAGGAGTGGATCATCCAGGAGGTCCCGGAGTTGCGCATCATCTACGATGAACTTTGGGCCAAGGTGAAGGCGCGCCAAACCGCGATCCGCGAGCGCTATGTCAAGAATGGAGGCAACGGCCTTACCGCAACGCGCCGCACGCGCTACCTCTTCTCCGGCCTCATCAAATGCGCCGAGTGCGGGGGCGGCTATTCCATTGTCTATCGAGGTCAGTTCGGCTGCTCGACGGTGAAGAACAAGGGGACGTGCTCGAACCATACCCGGATCACGCGTGAGGAGCTGGAGACCCGCGTCCTCAACGCCCTGCGCAATCATCTGATGAAGCCGGAACGCTTCCACGCGTTCTGTGAAGAGTATACCCGTGAGATCAACCGCCTGCGGATGGAAGCGTCTACAGGAATCGCCGCCAAAGGGGCGGAACTGAAGAAGGTTGAAGGGGGAATCCGCAAGATCATCGACGCGATCAAGGAAGGCTATCGTACGCCAGGTATGAAGGAAGAGCTGTTTGAACTTGAAGATCGTAAGGCGCGTCTGACGGAGGAACTCGCCCAGGCGGAAGAGCCGCCAACGCTACTGCACCCCAACATGGCGCATGAGTACCGCAAGCGCATCGATGGTCTGTTTACGGCACTCGAAGACGAGCGTACTCGGCTTGAAGCCAGCGACGATATCCGGGCGCTGGTCGGCCGCATTATCGTTTCGGCCGGCGAGGATGGTAAAGCGGACCTATGGCTGGAGGGGGACCTTGCCGGCATTCTGACGCTGGCGGCCGGCAAAAAAACACCCGCCCATCCGGAGGACGAGCGGGTGCTGACATCGGTGGTTGCGGGGACATACAGCCGTCGATATCGGCAAAACGAAAAAAGCGGCCCGGATGGGGCCGCTATTTCCGCAGCACCTGGGGTGCTGACATCGATGGTTGCGGGGGCAGGATTTGAACCTGCGACCTTCAGGTTATGAGGGGCCACCTGAGGGGCGCAATTTTCTTCGTGATTTCTGTAGCTTAGCCGATTTTCAGGCTCGCGACGTCGGCGACATGTCGCACGGAGCAGCCGTAAACCATTGGGAACACACGGGAATTCGCTCAACCGAGCAGCCGCGCCTCGACCTGGGCCATGGCCTTCTGGTGATTGGGCGACGGGAACAGGTGCCCGTAGCGCTCCATGGTCATCTGCACCGAGGCGTGGCCGGCGAAGGTCATGACCTCCTTGATCGAGAACCCCTGCTCGATCCAGAGCGACACGGCGAAGTGGCGCAGATCGTGCCAACGCATCTTCACGCCGACGTCCTTGCAGAGCTTGCGGAACACCTTCTGGATGTTGGTGTGCTGCAGGATGCCGCCGCGCGGCGCGGGGAAGACGAGACCGAGTTCGCTTTTCGGGCAGCGCAGCTTCCAATGCCGCAGGGCGCTCAGCACCATCGGCCCGGCCGGGATGTCCCGGAATCCGGCCTTGGACTTCGGCTCGCCGATCTCGTTGTAGGCGTCGGCGCGCTGGCGTATGCGGATGAACCCCGCCTCGAAGTCGACGTCCTGCCAGCGCAGGCCGCGCAGTTCGGAGGCGCGCAGCCCGCCCAACGCCGAGACGATCAGGTGCGGCTTGAAGTCCTCGTCGGCCGCCTCGATCAGCGCACGGATCGCCTCCTTCGACGGCACCGGCGCCATGTGGTCGATGCGGCTCGACTTGATCACCCGCACGCCCTGCGCGGCGTTGGTGAACAGTTGGCCGTTGTCGATGGCGTGGTCGAGGATGAGCTTGAGGACCGACAGGGCGCGCCGGGTCAGATGCTCGGACCGCCCGTTGATCAGCAGCCGGTCGCGGAACTCATTCACATGACGGCGGGTCAGCTGGACGATCAGCTTGTCGCCGATGCCGACCTTCGGGTCCGTGATGTGCAGCCGCACATAGTCGCTGTAGCCGCGTAGCGTCGCCCGCTCCATCCGCCGCCCGGTCTTGCAGCGCACCTCGCAGTGTTCGAGCCAGCTCTTCGCCGCCTCGGCGACGGTGATGCTCTCGCTGTCGGCCAGATAGGTGTGGTTGGCGACCAGCGAGCGAACCTTGACGAGATAGACGTCGGCGTCCTTCCGGCGCGGGAACAGCTTCGAGCGGCGCTTGCCAGCCTGGTCGGTAAAATCGACCTGCCAGCGCACCAGACCCGAGGGCAGCGTTCTTTTCCGGATGGTCGCCATTCCACCTCCAAGTCGTTCATGACGCTCGATTTTGGCGCACAGGCAAGGCCTGTTTCGGGACGCCGCACGAATACCATTGACAGCGCGTCAGCGGTCATATATCCATACATCTGACACAACGTCAAAGGTATTCGCCATGACCCCGACCCTGACCATCCAGCAGCTCGCCGAGGCCACCGATCTGAGCCGCACCCAGATCGACCAGTGGATCTCGCGCGGGCACTTCAAACCCAGGAACCCGGCCGAGAGCGGCAAGGCGCGGGCCTTCACCGTCGAGGATGCGGTGGTGCTGGGCGCGCTCGCCGAGCTGGTGCGCATCGGCCTGACGCCGAGCGTCGCCTCGATGCATGTGCACAGCGTCTACGCCTTCACCGACGACGACGCGCTTCTGGTGGTGAGCCAGGGGCCGGACGAGATGGCGGGCGGCAACGGCGCGCTCTACTACGACCCGGCCAATCCGGCGACGCACGGCCAAATCGTGCGCGCCCGCGACCTAGCCGGCATCGCCACCGATCCGAAGGTGCGCTCCATGGCGGTGGTCAATCTCAGCGAGGTGGAGAAGCGGGTGCTGAAGGCGGCCGGCGCCAGCTGATCGCCCGCGAGGAGTTCGACATGATGAACGAGGAGATGCGGGTTCAGCCCGCCACGGGAGAGCCGTGCCCGACGATAGCCGACGACCTGCTGCGCGGCGCCGACGCCATCGCGACCTTCGTGTTCGGCAGCACCCGGCACCGGCGCAAGGTCTACTACTACGCCTCCGACGCCAAGGTGCGCATGCCGGTCTTCCGCATCGGCAACGTGATCTGCGCCCGCAAATCCACGCTGATCGAGTGGATCGAGCGGCAGGAGGGCCGTCGATGAGCGAGATCGCCCCGCTGTTCATCGGCACCGACGATCACGTCATGCTCGGCAACCGGATCAGGGATTGTCGCGAGGCGCTGATGTACCTGCTGCGCCACTCCATCGCCGGCAGCCCGCATCACCGCGAGGCCAAGCTGTCCATCGCCGCCCTCGACCGGCTGCGCAGCGAGCTCGACTGCCATCTGCAGGAGACGACACCGCGCGCGCGGGATCCGCGTCGTTTGGCCGACCGGGTTTATGCCGGCCGGGAACGCCTCGTCGCCTGTTTGGCGACGCCTGCCGAGCGACGGCGCGACAGCTTCGCCGGCTGGGAGATGGACGAGGTATGAGCCCATGGCAGACGACGTGCTCGCCCATGCCCGCCTCTATCTGGCGCTCGGCTTCGCCTTGCTGCCGGTGCACTTCCCCTACGAGCGGGACGGCCGGAGGCATTGTTCCTGCGCCCGAGAGGAGTGCGGCCAGCCGGCCAAGCATCCCTTCGGCCGCCTCGTGAGGAACGGCGTCAAGGACGCGAGCACCGATCCCGAGACCGTCGAACGCTGGTTCGCCAGCAACGCATTCAACATCGCCATCGCCACCGGGGCGGTCAGCGGCATCTTCGTCCTGGACATCGACCCGCGCCACGACGGAGACGAGGCACTGGCGGCGCTCGAAGCCGAGCACGGTCCCCTGCCCGCCACCTGGCGCTTCCTGACCGGCGGCGGCGGCGAGCACATCCTGTTCCGCCATCCGGGGCGCACCGTCCCCAACAGCGCCGGCGTCCTCGGTTCCGGCATCGACGTGCGCGGCGACGGCGGCGCCATCGTCGCCCCGCCCTCGCGCCACATCTGCGGTCGCCCCTATGCCATCTCGGTCGACCACCATCCCGAGGACGTGGCGCTCGCCGACGCACCCGACTGGCTGCTGAACCGCATCCTGGGATCCCGCACGGCGGACAAGGCGCGCAAGGCGACGGAATGGCGGGCGCTGACCCGCGAGGGCGCCGTCAACGGCGAGCGCAACGCCTCCATCGCCAAGCTGTCGGGCTTGTTGCTCGGCCGGCGCATCGACCCGCATGTCTGCCTCGACCTGATGCTGGCCTTCAACGCCACCCGCTGCAGCCCGCCGCTGCCCGAGGACGAGGTGGTCGCCACTGTCGCCAGCATCGCGCGCCGCGACTGGTCGCGCCGGCAGGAGGCGCGCGGCGATGGCTGACGTCCATGACCTGCTCGACGAGATGATGAAACGCGGTCGGCCCGCCGACGCGCCGGCCGAGGCCGTCGACCGGCCCATCGAATATGCCGACGAGTCGCTGGCGCTTCGCTTCACCGCCGCCCACGCCGACGACGTGCGCTACGTCCATCTCTGGGGCCGCTGGCTGCGCTGGGACGGGCAGCGCTGGCGCACCGACGAGACGTTGGAGGTCTACGACCTTGCCCGCGCCGTGGCGCGCGCCGCCTCGGCCGAGATCTGCGAGGGCGGCGGCAACGCCAAGCTCGCCTCCACCGTCGCCAGCGCCAAGACCGTCAACGCCATCGTCGGCCTCGCCCGCGCCGATCGCCGTCATGCCACCCGCACCGAGGATTGGGATGCCGACCCCTGGCTGCTCAACACGCCGGGCGGCACCGTTGATCTCCGCACCGGCCGCCTGCGCGCCCACGACCGCGCCGACCTGATCACCAAGATGACCGCGGTTGGGCCGGGCGGCGCCTGCCCGCTGTGGCTTTCCTTCCTCGACCGGGTGTTCGCGGGCGACGCCGACCTCATCGGCTTCGCCCGGCGCATGCTCGGCTACTCGCTCACCGGCTCGATCCGCGACCATGCGCTGTTCTTCCTCTACGGCACCGGCGGCAACGGCAAGGGCGTCTTCCTCAACACCTGGCACAAGATCCTCGGCGACTATTCCTGCATCGCCTCCATGGAGACCTTCGTCGCCTCCAAGTCCGAGCGCCACCCCACCGACCTTGCCATGCTGCGTGGCGCCCGCGCCGTCATCGCGCAGGAGACCGAGGAGGGCCAGCGCTGGGCCGAATCCCGCATCAAGGCGCTGACCGGCGGCGACGCCATTTCGGCCCGCTTCATGCGCCAGGACTTCTTCACCTTCGAGCCGGCCTTCAAGCTGATCATCGCCGGCAACCACAAGCCCAGCTTGCGCAATGTCGACGAGGCGGTGCGCCGGCGCTTCAATCTCGTGCCCTTCACCGTCACCATCCCCAAAGCCGAGCGCGATCAGAACCTGCCCGAGAAGCTGGTCGCCGAATGGCCCGGCATCCTCGCCTGGGCCATCGAGGGCTGCCTCGAATGGCAGCGCATCGGCCTCGCCCCGCCGCCGGCCGTGCTCGACGCCACCGAGGAATATCTCGCCGACGAGGACGCCATCGGCCGTTTCCTCGACGAGCGCTGCGCCACCGGCGACCTGTTCGCCATCGAGGAGGTGCAGGACCTCTTCGCCTCCTGGCGCGACTGGTGCGCCACCACCGGCGAGTACGCCGGCACCGTGCGCCGCTTCAGCCAGAACCTCGAAGCCCGCCACTTCGCCCGCGAGCGCCATCCGGTGAGCCGCCGGAAGGCCTTCCGGGGCATCCGCCTCACCGTGCGCGCCGCCACCGGGACCGACTTCAATGACGCCTGACCGCAACCCCTTGGAAAACCGCGTTCCGAAACCTTCGAAACGATCCGTCCTTATCGGACGTATCGCCCGCACGCGCGCACGCGCGTACGTCAGATATGGGAGGAAGGTTACGAAGGTTTCGGAAGCGGCCTCGCGGCACCAACCCCACCGGACGAGACGGGAATCTTCGGCGCGATCCGGCAACGGCTTGGTTCCTGTCGGGCCGATCCGTATGCCGCGGGCAATGGCGCGATGCGTCGCCAGCGCGAGGGCGCATCATGCCTAAACTCAACCGCGCCGAAACCAAGACCGAGTTCGCCGCCCGCGTCGGCCTGACCAAGGGCCGCATCTCCCAGCTGGTGGCCGACGGTCTGCCGGTGCGCCCCGATGGCAGCATCGACGTGGAGGCCGGGCTCGCCTGGATGGAGCGCAATCTCGATCCCTCCCGGCGCGGCAAGGGTGGCGCGGTCTCCACAGGCGCCAGCGCGCCCTCGGTTGCCGAGGTGCGGCGCATGCTGATGCTGGTGCAGGTCCAGCGCGCCCGCCTCGCCTACGACAAGGAACGCGGCCAGCTGATCGACGCCGGCGCGGCGAAAGCCACCATCTTCGCCCGGGCGCGGGCCGAGCGCGACGCCCACATGGCCTGGGTGCAACGCGCCGCGCCGCTGGTCGCCGCCGAGACCGGGGCGGACCCGCAGGCGACCTTCGCGGTGTTGGACAGGCTGATGCGCGAGCATCTGGAGCATCTGGCCGACACGCCGCTCGGGGAACTCCACGATGCTGGTTGAGGCCGCCTCTCTGTTGGCTGATGGGGCCTGGCGGCGCGGCATCCGGCCTGAGCCGCCGATCACCGTGTCGGAATGGGCCGACAAGCACCGCGTGCTGCCCACCACCTCGGCCGAGCCGGGACGTTGGCGCACCAGCCGCACGCCGTACCTGCGGGCCGTCATGGATGCCCTCTCGGCATCGAGCCCGTTCGAGCGCGTCGTGCTGATGAAGGGCGCGCAGACGGGCGGCACCGAGGCGGGCCTGAACTGGCTCGGCTACATCATCCAGAACGCGCCCGGCATCGTCATGATGGTGCAGCCGTCCCTGGACATGGTGAGGCGCAACACCACCGTGCGCATCGACCCGCTGATCGAGGCGACGCCGGCACTGCGGGAGCTGGTTGCCCCGCCGCGCTCGCGCGATGCCGGCAACAGCCTGTTCCGCAAATCCTTCCCCGGCGGCCAGCTGGTGATGACCGGGGCGAACAGCGCCGTCGGCCTGCGCTCCACACCCGTCCGTTACCTGTTCTTGGACGAGGTGGACGGCTATCCCGGCGACGCCGATGGCGAGGGCGATCCGGTCGATCTCGCGATCCAGCGCACCGCCACCTTCCGGGGCCGGCGCAAGATCTACATGGTCTCGACACCCACGCTGAAGGGCCATTCCCGCATCGAGGCGGCCTTCGAGCAGAGCGACCGGCGCTACTACCACGTCCCCTGCCTGCATTGCGGCGACATGGCCCCGATCACCTGGGCGCGCATCCGCTGGCCCGAGGGGCGGCGCGACGAGGCGTATCTTGTCTGCGAGGCCTGCGGCGGCATCCACCATGAGCACGACAAGCCCCGCCTGCTGACCGCCGGCGAGTGGCACGCGACCACCCAAGGCGACGGCCGCACCGCGGGCTTCCACCTCTCCGCGCTCTATTCCCCGTGGGAGACATGGGCCGAGATCGCCGCCGAGCACGGCCGCGTCCGCAAGGATCCAGCCCGGCTCCAGGTCTGGGTCAACACCAAGCTGGGCGAGTCCTGGGAGGACCAGGCGGGCGACACCGTGCCGGCCGACCCGCTCATGGCCCGACGCGAGGACTGGGGCGAGGACCTGCCCGCCGGCGTGGACGTGCAGGGCGACCGCATCGAGGTGCAGATGGTCGGCTGGGGCCGCGACGAGGAGGCGTGGGTCATCGACTATCGAGTGCTCTGGGGCGACCCGTCCGGGCCGCGGCTCTGGTCCGATCTCGACATGGTGCTGCAGGCAACCTTCCCGCATCCCGCGGGGCTCGACCTGCCCGTGCGCGCTGCCGCCATCGACACCGGCGGCCACCACACCAAGATGGCCTACGAGTTCTGCCGCCCCCGCCTCGCTCGCCGCATCTGGGCCATCAAGGGCCGCGGCGGGCCCGGCATCCCCGTCTGGCCGCGCCGCCCGACGCGCACCAACAAGGGCAAGATCCCGCTGTTCATCGTCGGCGTGGACGCGGTGAAGGACGCGGTCTACGCCCGCCTGCGCCTGACCGAGCCCGGCCCTGGGGCGATCCACTTCCCCCGCCGCCTCGATGCGGAGTATTTCCGGCAGCTCACCGCCGAGCGCGTCGTCACCCGCTTCGAGCGTGGCCGCCCCATCCGCTCCTGGCAGCCCAAGCGCGACGGCGAGCGCAACGAGGCGTTGGACACATTCGTCTACGCCCACGCCGCCCTGCACGGGCTGATCAGCATGGGGCTGAGGCTGAACGAGGAAGCCGACGCCGTCGCGGCGGCCGGACGCAAGGGCGAGGCGCCGGTGGCGAAGCCCGCCAGCGCGCCGGTTATCCGGTCGGCGTGGATGGGGTGAATTTTCACGATTGACGATGCGGCCATTGTGGCCACAATGGGCCTTTCAACGATGGGGCGACGAATGAAAGCGCTCTCGGCTCGCGAGGCCAAGTACAACTTCGGACGGCTGATCGACACGGCGCGCGCGGAGCCCGTGGTGATCGAGAAGCACGGACGTCCGGTCGTGGTGGTGATCGCGGTCGAGGAGTACGAGAAGCTGACTGGCAACGCCGTTTCGCCGTCCCGCGACAAGAACACTGAACCGAACGGTGACTGATGCCGATCCTGAGCTGGCTGACCCGAGACGAAGACATTCGCCGCGCGAGCCGTGTGCCCTACCGTCTGCTGGAGGAAGTCCCCGACCTGTCGGCGGGCGACGGCGATTCGGGCAACATGCTGATCCAGGGCGACAACCTGGAGGCGCTGAAGGCGCTGCTGCCGTTCTATGCCGGCCGGGTGAAGTGCATCTACATCGACCCGCCTTTCAACACGGGCCAAGCGTTCGATCATTACGACGACAACTTGGAGCACACGATTTGGCTCAGCTTGATGTACGCGCGACTAGAAATCTTACAGCAACTCCTTTCAGAACAGGGAACGATCGCCATTCATCTGGATGATGAAGAGCTCGCTTATGCAACGATCATCATGGATGAAATTTTTGGTAGAAAGAACCGCGTAAACCTAGTGACTTTTAAGCAGGGCGCCGCCGTCGGCCATAAGGCGATTAATCCAGGTCTTGTTACAAACACCAATTTCGTTCTCATATATGCCAAAAACAAATCTGGCGGATGGCAACCGAATCGAGTTTTCTCGCGCCGAGATCGCGACAAGCGTTACTCTAACTTTATTGTCAACTATGACGAACATTTCTCTGAATGGAAACTCGTCCCACTCTCCAAGGCATTCGTTGAGCGCTTGGGGATGACGCTGAAGGAGGCAAAAAAAGAGCTCGGTGATGAGTTCGAGGCACGTCTTGATGAATTCGTGATCCAGAACGCACATCGTGTAGTCCAGCCGGTTCCACCGGCTTACGATGGCGTAGGTCAGCAGACTCGTGAGCTTATCGACAAATCGAAGAAAGATCCAGATCGCGTATTTTTGCAAAAGCGGAATGGATACCCTGACATATACCTGAAGAACGGGAAAAGATGGCTGTTTTACTCGGGAAAACTCAAAGAAATAGATGGTGAGTTGATTTCAGGAGAGCCCCTGACAAACCTTTGGGATGATCTCTTATCCAACAATTTGCACAATGAGGGCGGAGTAAAATTTCCAAAAGGAAAGAAGCCCGAGGCGCTTATTAAGCGGATTTTCGAGCTGTTCTCAAACCCAGGCGATCTTGTGATGGATTCCTTCCTCGGCTCCGGCACGACGGTCGCCGTCGCGCACAAGATGGGGCGAAGGTACATCGGCATCGAGATGGGCGAACACGCCGTCACCCATTGCGCGCCGCGCCTCAACAAGGTCATCGAGGGCGAGCAAGGCGGCATCTCGAAAGCTGTCGGCTGGAAAGGCGGCGGCGGGTTCCGCTTCTACCGCCTCGGCCCGCCCGTCTTCGACGAGGAAGGCCACATCCGGCAGGACATCCGCTTCCCTGTTCTGGCGGCGCATGTCTGGTTCTCCGAAACCGACCGGCCGTGGGATGGCACGCGCTCAAGCAGCGAAGCGATAGCGCAGGAAAAACACGGCAGCCCGTTGCTCGGCATTCACAATGGCCGCGCCTATGCGCTGCTCTACAACGGCATCCTCGGCGACAAGCGGCCGGGCGGCGGTAATGTGCTGACCCGCGCGACACTCGCTTTGATCCGGGAGGAAATCGCCAAGCTGGAGCCAGACTTTGACGGCCCGCTCACCGTCTATGGCGAACAATCCCGGCTCACCGCCGCCTCGCTCGACCGCGAACGCATCACCTTCAAGCAGACGCCCTACGACGTCAAAGCGCGGGCCTGAGGGGGCATTCAATGAAGCTGAAGCAGTACCAGACCGATACTCTCTCCGTTCTCCGCCGGTTTTTCGAGGAGGCGCGCGTCGCCGGCCCCAAGGGCGCTTACGAGGCGATCACCAAGGAGCCGGAGCAGGCCAAACGGCTCGGCCGCTACGGCGGCACCTACACGCCGCTCGCCGAACTGCCGAACGTTCCTTATGTCTGCCTGCGCCTGCCCACCGGGGGGGGCAAGACCATCCTCGGGGCCTATTCCATCGGCATCGCGCGCGATGCCTGGGTGGAAAAAGACTACCCCATGGTCCTGTGGCTGGTGCCGTCGAACACCATCCGCCAACAGACAGCCGAGGCGCTGAAGAACACCCGCCATCCCTATCGGCAGGCCTTGGACGAAGCCTTCGACGGACGGGTGCGCGTGTTCGACATCGCCGATTTTACGCACATCCGCCCGCACGATATCCGCGATCATTGCTGCATCGTCGTCGGCACGATCCAGACCCTGCGTGTGTCGAATACCGAGGGCCGCAAGGTCTATGCCCACAACGAGAACATGGAGCCGCATTTCACCGCGCTGCCCAAGTCACTGCCGGGGCTGGAGACGCTGGACGGCGGCGGCGTGAAGTTCTCCTTTGCCAACCTGATGCACATTCACCGGCCGCTGATGATCGTGGACGAGGCGCACAACGCCGTTACGGGCCTGACGCGGGAGATGCAGGCGCGGGTGAACCCATCCGCCATCATCGAATTCACGGCGACGCCGCGCCTCAACTCCAACATCCTGCACAGCGTGACGGCGCAGGAACTGAAGCTTGAGGAAATGATCAAGCTGCCGATCATGCTGTCCGAGCACGACACTTGGCAGAATGCGGTGAACGGCGCCATCGCGGCACGTGCTTCGCTGGCCGAGGAAGCCGACAAGGATCCCGACTACATCCGGCCCATCGTCCTGTTCCAGGCGCAGCCGAAGAACCAGGAAGTGACGGTCGAGGCGCTGAAGAAGCACCTGATGGAGGTCGAGCAGATCCCCGAGGACAAGATCGCCGTGGCGACCGGCGATCAGCGCGAGCTCGACGGCATCAATCTGTTCGATCCGAAGTGCCCCATCGAATACGTGATCACCGTCGAGGCGCTGAAGGAGGGCTGGGACTGCTCTTTCGCCTACGCCTTCTGCTCCGTCTCGCGGATTCAGAGCGCGGTGGATGTGGAGCAGCTGCTGGGGCGCGTGCTGCGGATGCCCTACGCCAAACGCCGCAAGGCGGACGCGCTGAACCGCGCCTATGCCTTCCTATCGGAGCCATCCTTCGGCGAAGCGGCGCGGTCGCTGGCCGACAAGCTGGTCGCCATGGGCTTCGAGGAGGACGAGGCGCGCGACAACATCGAGCCCGCGCAGACCTCGCTCGATGCCGACACCGGCCTGTTCGGGCCGCGCGAGAAGCCGAAGCCGACCTTCAAGCACACCGTGACGGCAACGCCCGAGGTGGTCGCCGAACTGAAGAAGCGTGAAGGCGTGAGCGTCCGCGACACCGGCGGCGGCAGGATCGAGATCGCTGTCACCGGCCGCGTCGACGGCGAGTTGGAGAAGGTGATCGCCGACACGTTGCCCGAGACGGAGCGGAAGGGCTTCGCCGAGGCCGTCTCGAAATACCGCGTCGATGTGAAGGACCAGTTATCGCCCGCCGAGCAGGGCGAAACCTTCAAGGTCCCGCGCCTGATGTCGGAGATCCAGGGGGAGCTTGAGTTCGCCGACACCGACGTGTTCATGGAGTTTCACGACTGGTCGCTGCTCGATCATTCCTCGAAGCTGGGCGAGGCCGAGTTCGCGATCCACGAGACGGCGCGCAGCTTCGAGATCGACCTCGACGGCAACCGCATAACATACCAGTTCGCCGACGAAGAGGAGCAGCTGGCGCTCGACGTCGATGTCGAAGGCTGGACGCCGGAAGCACTTGTGCTGTGGCTCGACCGGCAGGTGCGCCAGCCGGATATACACCAGACCGAATTGCTGCGCTGGCTGCGCGACCTCGTCGGCCATTTGATCAATGATCGCGGAATGCACATCGCGGCGCTGATGCGTTGCAAGTTCATCCTTGCCAGGAAGGTCCGCGAGAAACTCGCCGCGATTCGTCAGCAGGAGCGCGCCGGCGTCTACCAGCGCTACCTGTTCGCGCCGGAGGCCAAGGTGGATGTGTCGTTCGATGAAGCGTTCAGTTTCAAGGACGGAATGTACTGGGACCAGCGCCGGTATCGTGGCCGCTGGAAACCCCGCAAGCACTTCCTCGGTCCCGACCACGTACCGGCCTTCGACGGCGCCGAGAATGGCGAGGAGTTCCAGTGCGCGCAGGCCATCGACAGTCTGCCGGGTCTGAAGTTCTGGATCCGCAACGTCGCCCGCCACCCGAACTCGTTCTGGCTGCCGACCGCGACGGACAAGTTCTACCCGGATTTCGTGGCGCAGTTGGAGGATGGACGCCTGCTCGTCGTCGAGTACAAGGGCGCCCACATTGCCGACGGTCCCGACACCGCCGAAAAACGCACCATCGGCCAGCTGTGGGAGAAAAAGAGCGGAGGAAAAGGGCTCTTCATCGTCGTCGAAAAGGCGGTCGACGGGAAGGACATGCGGGCACAGATGGTGGAGAAGATTGGCGCCTGATCTCGGGCTGTCTGGCTGACCGCCGAATATTCACAAACGTTCCCAATAGCTTGAGGCTTGCCGCTGGGCGAGAATCGGCGGCATGCGGACGTTCCTCCATCGCCTCCTCGGCCTCGCGCGCGCTCGCAGCTTTGACGCGGCGAACGGCGGCCGTCGCTGGGAGAGCGCCAAGACGGTTGACGGACTGAACGCCGCGATCCTCGCGGGCGCAACGACGGCGGCGCGGCGGGCCGGGTGGTATGCGCGGAACAACCCGTGGGTCGCCGCGGCCGTGGACAGCCTGGTCGGCAATGTCGTCGGCGCCGGGATCAAGCCGCAATCCACCCATCCAGACCGGGCGGTGCGTGAACGGCTGCAGGCGCTGTGGCTGCGCTGGACGGATCACGCCGCCCCGGACGGGCTCGCGGATTTCTACGGCCTGCAGGCCATGGCCGTGCGCACGATGGTCGAGAGCGGCGAGAGCTTCGCTCGCCTGCGCGTCGCCGGCGACGCCGCCGGCATTCCCCTCCACCTTGAGCTCTTGGATCGCGAGCAGGTTCCCATGGACCTGCACCGCGAGATCGGCGGCGGGGCGCGGATCCGGGCGGGCATCGAGTTCGATGCCGCCGGCCGGAGGGTCGCCTATCGGGTGCTGTCCTCCCGCCCGGGCGATCCGCTGGGGTCTCTGCGCATGGACCCGCTCCGCATCCCCGCCGCCGATTGCCTGCACCTGTTCAAGCCGCTCGCCGCCGGCCAGCTGCGCGGCATCACCTGGCTCGCGCCGGTGCTCTTGCGCCTGCACGAGCTCGACCAGTTCGAGGACGCCGCGCTGGTCAAGGCCAAAGTCGCGGCGCTGTTTACAGGCTTCATCACCGATCCCGATGGGACGGCAGGCGGGCTCTCGGGCGCCAACACCGGCGGCGCGCTGACCGTGGGCATGGAGCCTGGCAGCCTGATCCCGCTGCCGCCCGGCGCCGACATCCGTTTCTCGAACCCGACCGAGCACGACGCCTACGCGCCCTTTGTGAAGAACCACCTACGCGCCGTCGCGGCGGGGCTCGGCCTGCCCTACGAGCTGGTCTCGGGCGACCTGGAGGGCGTCACCTATTCCTCGATCCGGGCGGGGTTGATCGAGTTCCGCCGCCGGGTCGAGCAGCTGCAGCACAACGTGGTGGTGCACCTGTTCTGCCGCCCGGTCTGGGAACGCTTCGTG